AAACCTTATTCAAGGCAATCATGGAGCTGCTATTAACAACCCCATCAATGTGATCGGCGGCTTGAGACAATAAATTGGCTACATCGCCCATGGATGACGTAGGTATCCATTGGGGCAAGCCAGCCTCATCGGCATGTTTGTTGCGTCCATAACTAGGTCCACGAGAGACCAAATTAGTAACTAACGCGATTAAATATTCGCGCTGAACAACAGACTGAATGTCTTTGAGGAAATTGTAGAAGACGAGAATTCGTCCTTTCCAGGTAGATGTAGCAAACCAGAGTCCTATGTTTACTGCAATTGACTCTAGCATTCCTAAGGCTCGAGCATCAACAGAGTCTTGTAAAGCTTGCGCAGTAGACTGAAAAATTCGATACAAATCAATGTCTTCGAACTGGTCAAAATATTGGTTAAGCTCTGGAATAAAAGAGGCGCTAGTGGCCTCAAATTCTAACTCTTCGGTGATGCGAGCCATCTTCTGGACAAGACGGCGACGAGTGCCAACATAGGAGCGCTTCTTGCGCTTCTTGACAAAATTCACGCGAATTCCTATGTCAAACAAAGCCTCTATAAGAAACTCCGTCTCAGTAGTAGAGAACAAAGTCGCAAGAGACTTATCGTCTTCTTCGATGTCGTCGAAAAACGACAACGGTGCCCACAAAGGGGCGGGTGTTTCATAAATAAAACAAGGTGGTTGTGACCCTACCAAGGGTTTGCCAAGAAGGCTATTGGGGTGTGCACTTTGATTAGGAATTATCAACGAAGGGACGTCCACGTGGGGTATTAACCCACGGCAGCCCATAGATCGGATATGGCAGTCCGAACACCATTTGCTGTCTGTAACAGGTAGAAGTCGTAGCTCCTCTACCAAGACTGTATAGTATATATGTTCCTGTAAACTCTTATCGGCAGTTAGAGTCCAGTATTTAGCATATAACTTTTACATTCAAGCATATCTTACCCTGTACTATCATACTCACACACTCGAGGTTTTAATCACGAGCCATTAAAGTGTGCGACGTGTGAGTGGTTGTAGCATTACGGGCTTCAAATTTTGAAAGTATACATGTTGTCAAATAAATGACGAAAGTGGTCCAAAAGGACCATCAGGTGCTGTAAAGCACCGT